AAAAACATAGTATTAAAAAAAGGAATTGCAGTACCTTCTTATACTAGCATTATACCACATACTCTAAATATGAAAGCTACAAAACTTAAACTTAAAGAAGAGGGTTTATTAACTGGAGATATTTTAGTATGTAGAAGAAAGACTTTATTATCTAAAGTAATAAGAAAAATTGCTAAATCAGGTTACAGTCATTCAGCAACTTATATTAATGGTTATGTATATGGAAGCCAAATCCGAGGAGCTCAAAAATTAAAATTCGAAGATTGGTTACAAAAATATGACTATGAATTTGAAGTTTACAGGAATGAAGAAGTAAATAAAGAATTAATAACTAAAAGAGCTGAATCTAAACTCGGAACTAAATATGACTTCTTATCATTATTATTCTTCCAACTAATCTATAACCTAACTGGTAAATGGTGGGGCTTAAGGAGAGAAAAAGCTATAAAAAGATTATACTGCTTTGAATATACTGCTTGGATCTTCAACTTTGATAATTGGTGGAAGATGAGTCCTCAAGATTTCTATAATAAATTAAAAAATAATTCTAAATTCAAACAAATAAAAATTAAGTAAAAATGGCAGAGTCAGGAACTTTCTGGGGAATTATATTAGGATCTATTAGTGGGGTTCTAATAGCAGTATTTAAAGAGTTTATCACTAAGTGGTTGATATTAATAATACCCCAGATCTTCATTGGTAGTACAAGGAAAAAAGCTTTATGGATAGCTGAATTGAGATCACATCAATTGTTTTCAACATTCAATCGATATATTGCTCAAACTTATACTATGCAATTTATTAATAAATATAAAACTTTAGTTGGTAGAGATTTATTCTATTATAAATTAGTGATAGGTAAGAAATACTTTAAAGAGTATATTAATAAGGTAATAGAATTACATAAACATTTAACACATGAAGATGCTAGAAGGATGTTATTTGAGTATATTCAAAAAATACTTGAAGAGTGTAGACATAAATGGAAAGAACAAAACATTAACCCATACATCATAGAAAAATTCGAAGAATATCATAATAACAATGTTGAAGTATTAACTGATCACATTATGACAGAATTCCAGAATACTCATAAAGACGTTCTAAGATGTGTTAATGATGTTCTAGATTATACTGGTGCTGTTTATGATTTCGCTAAACATGATATCCAGAAAGTAATAAATCAAGCTAACGGTAGAGTAGCTGATGATGTTTATAAAGGAGTAAAAAACACTAATGAAGTAAAAAATTATGGAAAGAATTAAAGTTGCAGAGAATTTCTATCTTGATGAATTTATTCCAAGGCACTTATATGTAAGGTATCATCATAAACCACATATCTTATTAAACTTAATATTGCCAGAAGTATTTGAGATAGCTCAAAAATTAAGAGATAAATATGGGCCAATGTATATTAATGATTGGTGGGGAATGGATGCTAGAATGTTTTATGTAGCAATGAAAGCTAAAACTGTTAGAAATTGGTCAGGGTTAAGAACACCCTTTTGGACTGATTTCGATAAGATTCATTCATGGAAAAATTTTATTATATATCATAATAAGTATTATTCAGAAGCTGCCTCTCATTCAAGGGGTAGTGTATTTGATGCTAAATTCAAAGATCATCAAAACACAGATCATATAGTTGAAGACTTAAGGTTAAATCATAAAGTTTATGGTATAACAGAATTAGAGACTGGTACTGGAACCTGGGTTCACACTGGTATAAGGTTAAACTATGAAGATGAAGATTCATTATATATTTATGCAAAAAAATCAAAAAAATGAAATTTAGATTAGAAATAACTTTTAGTAAAATTTTGAGCTTATTATTATTGATAAGCTCAATTTATGTGTCTATTAAATTAGAAGACTCAGCTTCTTTTATAACTACAATTACTATTGTCGGTGGTATAATAACTAATAAACAATATCAAGATCGTAAAATTCAAAAACCAATTAATCATGAAACAAAAAATTAAAGATTCATTCCTATTTTCAATTATTGCTATATTTATAGCATTATTTATTGCTTACCTATGTTTTCCAAAACAAGAACCATGTGATTGTAATCAAGAAATAATAGAGTATCAAACACACTTAGAAGATTCTTTAGATCTAGTCTATAAAGATTTATTCTTAGAATTATTACACTTATCAAAAGACTCTGCAAAAATTGATAGTATAAACCAAATTAAAATTAAAGAAAATGAAGAATTTTATCATTACATTAACAATCTTCCTGACAGCAGTAAATATGATTCTATCTCAGAATTGCTTAATAGAAGAATTAGAAACAAAAAGAACAGCATTAAGGACACTGTCAAGTAATCCATGTCCCGGGTTATGTTTAACAAATGAACAAGCTGATGAAGTACTTAATTTATTAAAAGGAGAAGATTCATTAAAGATTGAGCTTAAAACTTGTGAAGATCATTATAAATCCTTAGATAAGAAGTATAATATTATAAATAATTTCTACAGTACTTGTCAATTAAATTTAGAAGTAACTAAAGATAAAAATAATAACCTTGTAAAAGAGAATAAATCTTTAGAAGAAGATAATAATAACCTAGAAGAGAAGAACAAGTTTTTAAAGAGAGTTACAGGTGGTTCACTAGGACTATCAGGATTATTGCTACTGATTCTAATACTCTAAGACATAATAACAATACTTTTTCTAACATTATTAAAATATAAATAACTAATAAAAACATAATAATATGCCTGAATTAGCAGAAGTCAATTTTCGTACCAGGTCACTAACTCAACAAGTTAGTCAACCCTTGAATGGTATTTCTTTCGTTTTAGGAAGAACGTTAATGGGTCCGATAGATGACCCAAGTAAAATAATAAACACTTGGAAGCAGTTCGTTACTTTGTTTGGGGGTGAATCTGGAGATTACCAATTTCCAACTCTTTGTAAGAAAGTTTTAGAAGCAGGTGGTAAATTAAGAGTTTGTAGAGTTACAAACCATTCTGCTGCCGGAACTAAAGCTTATATCAGTGATGGGTTAAAAATAGTATTCGATGCAGACTTAATAACTGATAACTCAGTTGATTTAACAATAAATGGAGATGATTTAGGGGATGTAGCATTTGATACCGATCATGATACTACAATGGCTGCTATAGTTACTGCTTTAAAAGCTTTATCTATTATTGAAGATGCTATACTAGATCCTTCAGATACTAATACTAGAACTATCTTAGTATTTGGTAAAAGTTTAGATGATGCTACATCATCATTTACAGTAACAGGTGGAACTACTCAAGCAGGAGATACAGTAACTGCCGGAACAGCTAAAGTAATTAGTGAATCTGGTGATGACTTATTTGTACTTGCAGCCAAGAATCAAGGAGCTGAGTATAATAACTTAATATTCACCATCAGTGAATCTTCTAATGGTGATGATGACTACTTCAATTTAACAATAAGTTCTAAAACAAATACTTTAATCTCTGAAGTATATGAGAACTTAAAAGTAGTAGCTGGGTTAAATACTGCCTCAACTTATTTACAAGAAGTAGTAACACGTTCAGTATTAGTAGGTGTTACTTATGAAGATACATCATCTGCAACAAACCTTAAACCTTTAGAAGTAACTCAAACATTTGAAGGTGGTACAGAAGGTACAGCTCCTGCATTAACTGATTGGGTTGGAACTTCAGCCAATGGTTATGGGTTACATGCTTTTGATGATTTCGATGATTCACTTCAAATATGTGCTCCAGAGATGAATGAGGATCTTTCTGGATTACATGAAGCTGGAGCAGCTTATGTAGCAGCAAGAAAAGATTTAATGTACTTTGCACATTTATCAAATGGTAACACAGATAAAGACTCTTACATCAGTGCAAGAGGAACAAATATTAATACTAAATTCGCTGCATTTTTCGGAGGTGGTATCAAATTATATGATATAGAAAACAACCTTTCGAATTTTTCAGAAATGGCAGATGTATTAATTGCAGCTAATACTACAGATCAGGATTTTTCTCCTTACACTTCATTTGCAGGACCCCGTAAAGGTTTAATTGATGGAATCATAGGGATAGTAAATAATTATGGTACTCCCGGGAAACTAGAAGATTTCAAAGAGTTAGCTAAAAAACAGATTAACATGGTAATTAACCGTGATGGTAAAAATATGTTATGGGGTAATTTTACTTCTCAAACTACTGACGATCAAAATAAATTCTTACACATTGTAAGAGGATTAATAAACTTTACTAAAGCTCTTAAACCTACAATAGAAGAATTTATTGAAGAACCAAACACTCCTCAAACGTGGAATAATCTTTATATAACTGTTAAGCCATTCTTAGATTCATTATTGAATGAATTTTTCTACACCTATGAATGGCAAGGAGATCAAAATGCACCCGGAGTTACAGATGATGACCTTCAAGTAAATAATGCTACTGATGTAGCTAATGGTAAGTATAAAATAAGATTAATATTAACTCTTATTCCAACAATGCAACAAATTGAAGTTGAGATTATTCAAACTGTTGCCGGAATAGAATTTAATTTCTAAACCTTTAAAAATATAATATATGGCAACTAATGTTTCAAACCCTAGAAAAGGGTTCAACTTTTCTATAGAAATTGTAACAGCATTTGGCTCTTTAAATTGGTTAGCTCAGAAAGTTACTCCTCCAGATAAAGATATCGATGTTGTAGAGCATGGAGATTCTAACCACTCAATAAAAACTGGTGGTAGAGTAAATTTTAATGCTCTTACAATTGAAAAATTAATGACAACTTCTGGTCCGGCTACTTATTTCTGGGACTGGGCTAAAGCAGTAGCTGATTCAATTTCAGGTGGTGGTACTATACCTTCAGCTTATAAAGCACCAATTTTAATTAAAGAATTAGCTGAGGATCATGCTTCAGTTCTTAATACTTGGACTTATGTTGGATGTTGGCCTTCTAAAATTAACGGTATACCTCTAGATAGGTTATCAAGTGAAAACTCTTTAGAAGTTATCGAACTTCAAGTAGATGAAGTAGGAAAGATTTAAAATAATTATCTTAGGGGGCTATATAAATGGCCCTCTTTTTTGTTAAACATAAAAATTCATGGCAATGAAACGAAACGAAAAAGAATTTAACAGAGAAGCTTTAAACAAATTGGGTATTCCTTTAGATGAATTCATTTTACCCTCTGGCTATACTTGTATTATCAGAGAACATAATGGTGAAGATGATGAACTTATTACTACAGAAAAACACTTACTTGACGGAACTAGTATTCATAGATACGTTGCTAGTATTATTCAATTACATGGTTATTATGGAAATGGTGTTACTTTAAAACAAGTAAAAGAGATGCCAATAAGAGACATATATACTATTTTAATTAAAAGCAGGATATTCTCTATTGGTGAAATTATAAAATTTTCTTATACTTTCTCTGATGATGAAGATGAACAATTATTTAGAGAAGACTTAAGAAGATATATTCATAACTATGAAAGTGATTTTCCTAAAGAGGGTGAAGAAGGTTATGACAAATATAAACTAGAACCCTATATTGATGACCCATACGAAAATGATATAATCATCAAATTAACCTCAGGTAAAGAAGTTAAAATGAATTATGCTCAGGGTCAAGCAGAAACTCATATGGCTCTATTAGATTCAGAAAAAAGAAATATCAATCAAGAACTTAAGGCTAGAAACATACAGTTCAAATCTCCCGACTTCTCTGATTGGAAGACAGTTATTTCATTTTCTGTTTTCAGTAAGAAAGATATGCAACAAATTAGAACTGCTTTAAGAAAAGTAGATCCACCTTTAGCTATCATTACAGACTTAGAAGATCCTAAGAATGGTAATATACATGAAGTAAATGTTGCAGGGTTACAGGATTTTTTCTTCCCAAGAGATCTCTAGAAGAGGAGTACTTTCAATTATGTAAGCACAAACTCCAGATCTCTTGGAGTGATTTCCTTAAGATGACATATAAAAGAGTTCGAAAATTTTTAGAACTTGGAGAAGAATACAATGAAAGAATTAAAGAAGAATACGATAAACTAAAACCATAATGATATCTGCTAGTACTACAATAGGTGCTGGAGTAACGATGTACCTCCGGGATCAGTTCACAGCTCCATCGGTTAAAATACGCAAAAGTGCGAAAGACATGGAAAGCGAGCTCAGAAGAGTCTCTTCAGACTTAATGAGACATCAAAGAAACATGTACGCAGGCTTAGCATTCGGGGGAGCTTTAGCTATCCGTGGAATGTCACAGATGGTTCGTACAGGCGCCGATTTCAATTATACCATGAAAGGTGTAGGTTCAATAGTTGAAGCAACAACTAAACAATACGCAGACCTTAAAAACATGGCATTAGAGACAGGCCAAGAAACCATCTTTACATCTAAAGATGTAGCAAGCGGTATGCGATTTATGGCAATGGCTGGTCAGAAATATGTAGACATTATGTCAAATATTACACCTGCTGCCAATCTAGCTGCCGCTACTATGTCTGAATTAGGAGGAAAAGGAGGAGCTGCTGATATTATGACGAATGTGATGAGGGGTTTTAATATTGAAGCTTCTCGTTCAACTGAAGTTGCAGATAAACTTACTTATACTACTTTGAATGCTAATACTAACCTATTTGACTTAGGTGAAGCTATGAAGTACTCTGCTGCAACAGCTGCCGATTTAGGTTACAACTTAGATACAATAGCTGCTGGAATTGCTGTACTTGGTAATGCAGGTATTCAAGGGTCAATGGCTGGTACTGCAATAGAAAATATGATGAGATATATGACTATTGCTTCTGGGATGTTTGGTTCAGCTAAACAGAGTAAAGCTTTAGCTATGACTGGTCTATCAGCATCTGATATTAGAGACTCACAGGGTAACGTTAAAGATTTATTCTCTATACTCCAGAAGTTGAAAAAAGAAACTTCTTCAATGGGTACTGGTACACTTAACGATGTACTAACTAAGATATTTGGAGTTAGGGGTAAAAGAGCAGGTTCAACAATCTTAAGGAACTTAGAGCAATATGAACAGATGATGATGGGTATTGGAAATGCAGCAGGATATTCTCAAAGAAAAGCTGATGAGATGATGGACACTTTACAAGGGGATATATTTAAAATTAAAAATGCCTGGGAGAACTTCCAAATAGCTTTTAGTGATGCAATAGAACCAATGGTTAGAGGATTATTAAAAATAGGAACTGCAATAGTTAAAGGTATTGGATGGTTCTTAAAAACCCCTTTCGGTAAAATACTATCTCCATTAATTGGTGGATTAATAGTAATTAGGACTGTAACTTGGGGGATAAAATCTATTATTGCAGGTATTGGAGTTATGATAGCTAGAGGAACTAGTTTACAAAAAACATTCTTCTCAGAAGGAATTCTAGGATGGAAAGGTATGACTCTTAATGCAAGAAGATACTATAATACCGTTTTATCTGGAGTAAGAGCAAGCTCCTCATCTCAAGTATTAGGAGGTAGAGGCCCATTAGTTAACCCATCCAATGTAAGAGGGTCAGGTAAAGGAGTTATTTATACTTCATCAGGTATTCAATCTAAAAAATCTTTTGCTTCTGGTTTAAGAG